ACAAGGCAAGTATCTATATACTTTTGTTGATTTTACCTTAACGCCCATGTTTTCTCCTTAACAAGCAAATTCTTGCTGTAGTTTAATATTATCAAAGAACTCTTTCTTAGTACCTGGATCGGTCTTAAATGAGCCTTCGAGAACAGTAGTTTGTGTAAGACTACTGTGTGCCATAATGCCGCGATTCTCACAACAACCATGCGTTGCTTGAATGTAAACACCTAAGTCCTTTGCACCAGTTGCCTTCTTAATTTCGCGAGCGATGTCGTTAGCAAGTTCTTCTTGCAATGTGCCGCGACGTGCGCACCACTGTGCAATGCGTGTGTACTTGCTCAATCCAATTAGTTTTTCTGCGGCAATAATACCAATGTATGCTGTACCAGTAACCGGCTGATGATGATGTGAACACATGCTCTTTAGTTCTGAGCGTACAACTAGCATGCCTTCATAACGATCTTCCGAATCGTTTGGAAACGCAGTTGCTTCCGGTGCATGTTCGTACCGCCCTGCCATAATCTCATTGAAGTACATTTTAGCAAGACGTCTAGCTGTACCTTTTGAATTAGGATCGTTGTGGCGATCAATGATTAATGTGTCAAGAACTGTTTCAAATGCCTCGGTTGCTTCTTCGATTAATTGTTCTTTTTCACCACTTTGTAATAAGCGCGAAATATTATCGCCTGCCCAATAACGTTTGTCTGCACTTTTGCAGCGTTCAATAATTTCTTCGTATTTTTTCATTTATTTCTCCGAGTTAAAGACGAGGATGTCTTAATACATATTGTATTATACACTTTATTTAGATCAACGTCAAGTTATTCAATAATAATTTCACGTAAATCTGGATATTTGACGTATTTAGGTTTTTCATTAATTGTATCTAACAATTCTAACCCACGTTGTGCGTCTTCGATTGTGGGCCTATAATGGTATCCAACAGAAAACGTTTTTTGTAATTCCCAGGGATTGTTGTTTAGATCACGTCCGTCGTATCGCATACGCAATAGTGTTTCATATGCTTGTTTGTCATCTAATAGTATTGCGCCACCGTGACCAATTTGTAATGGTTTTGAATGACCAAAACTCAAACATTGCATCTGTGCTGGTTTGTACATATCGCGCTCTAGCCGTCTTGCACTATCCCATATTCTAGTACCATAAAACTGATATTCGCCCAACCATTTTTCGTCTAGCAAATCATAATTAATACCAAGTTTATGCATGGTCATAGGAATACTTAGATAGGTATATGCTGTAAATTCAATATGATCAATTACTTGTGCTGTGCGCTCATAACGCAAACATAATTCAATTGCGTGTGTGCAGCAATCAGTCATAATCGCATATGGAGAACCGGTATATTCTGCTAGTGCCGCTTCAAAATCCAAAATTTTATCAAACGCCACGATTATACCAATCTTTTGTGCTAGTAATAACTGTTTCTAAATCGCTATACGCAGGCGTCCAATGAAACTCTTTCATAAACGTACTGGCGTCTGCTACAAGTTCGTCAGGATCGCCTTCGCGTCTTGGTCCGGTTAAAACTGTTAGATCACCTACATATTTTCTATACGCTTCGATAAGTTCTTGGTTGCTATAACCCTTATTGGTACCAAGATTATAACAACCAGTTTCGTGTCCGTCGCTTAATGCTAAACATGCTTTACCGTGCGCAATAGCAAGATCGCTCACATGGATATAATCCCGGATGCAAGTGCCATCCGTAGTGGCATAATCATCACCAAATAAACAAAAGGGGCTATCAGTAAAAAGACGCGGAATAATGTGTGTATCTCCCTCTTCAGGTCCAAGCTCGCTCCCCCAAACATCAGCGCCACAAGCATTGAAATATCTAAGACTAAAAGAACGAATTCCGTAAGCATTTCCGTAATCTCGAAGTAGGTGTTCCATTATAAGTTTGGATTCACCATATGGGTTAATTGGAATTTGTGGATCTGTTTCCTGAATTGGAATGTTTACAGGGTTGCCATATGTTGCTGCTGAACTTGAGAATACAACAAATGGCTTTTTCTTCCATTCCTTCAAATGATCCAAGAACTGAATATTCTTTAAAACATTGTTATTGTAATATTCGCTTGGGTTTTTAATACTAGGACCTACTAGGCTTGTTCCTGCACAGTGAACAAACCCGTTAGCATTCATCCCCTGCAAATAATCTAGTACACGTTCTTCGGCAAAATCATCGTGTAAAAACTGATCATAAATGGTATCTGGTAATGGGAGACGTCTGCGGTCTAATATAATTACACGAGCACCTGCTGCTTTGAGTGTTTTTGCAGTGTGACTTCCTACAAAGCCAGCGCCGCCAGTAACGCAGATAGTTAAATCTTTTAGATCCATATTACCAATGTTCTTTAACTTCATACTTTGATTCTGCAACATGATCGCGATAGCGGATTCCAGCACGGTTCCACTGTTCGCCTTTTCCTTCGATAATATCTACGATACGATCTACAGTTCCGTCTGTCCAATCAGAAATCTTACCCATGTTTGAACTTGGCTTTTCTAACCCTGCTGCAATCTTAGCCAATGCATCAGCTTTGCTCCACGGAGTATACAAGCGAGTATAATCATTAGCAAACGTTTCTGGGAAACTGCGATAAGCAGGATATACTACGTTACAACCTAGCGCATCTGCTTCGCTTACAGTATTAGATACCCAATCCTGCAATGCACAGTTAAACAGCACACGACTGTCGTTTAGAATAGCATAATAATCATTCTTTGAAAGATTTTCATAGATACACAGTTTACCTTGACGTTCAAGATCCCTTGCACGTTCAATGTACTTAGGATTGTTGGAACGCAGAGGGCCACCTTGAAGCACAGCAAATTCTGTACCTAGTCCAGAGAGTTCTTCTACAATATCCATAAAGAAGTCTGGTTGCTTTTCTTGATCCCAGCGTGCTGCAAATACTACACGATTAGCACGATCAGCAAAAGGCTTAATGCTATCAACACGTGATTGCACTTCTTCCTTGCCAAATGCCAGTCCGGAAATATTGTAGATAGGCGCTGCCCAATTAGCAATACGTTGATGTGCCACCATTTCTTCGTTTGAAGATAGGATATGTATGTTTGGAATTTCATTTACCATTTGTTCGTAAAGACTCATCCACTTGCTCATACCCCAAACGTGTACAAAATCATCTGGATCGATTGCTTGCGCTAAACAGCGTACATAAATTTGTGGACGGTCCTGTTCTGGGATTTGACACATAATATATGGCAAACTTTCAATACCAGGCTGGAACATGTCTTCAAAGTAGACTACATCATCGCCGCCACATTCGCCGTTGCGCATCATCTGTACAAGATTCATCATCTGGCTCATGCCAAAGTACGAACGTCCGTGTGCGTCAAGCACCTGTCCTACAGAGATTGCTTTGGTATCGTCGATAGTTTCCCCTGGAACGATTACATAATCAATACCTCGACGTTTAAACACACGTTCGTTCCAGTCTGTTAATTGATATGTATATCGAGCCTGATAACTTTCTAAACCCATATAAAATAGTTTACGCATTGTTACTCCTTAAAAAATGTTTCATCGTCGTCAACTACAAAATCAATGATTAAAATAATTCTATCTTTGTCTGTGTTATTCCAAGCAGAATGTTTTTGCCGGTCGTCAAACACTAGAATCTCTCCGTTTGACCAGGTGCGCTCTTCCCCGCTAACTTTAAGTTTAACATCTCCTGCAGGAATGTCAATACCTAAATGTGCTCTTAAGAAATTAGCAAAATTTCCTCTGTGCTCAACAAGTTCAGTACCGGACTTTAACCTCGAAAACCAAAGAGAAAATGGCCTATTCCCAAGTGCATTCCTTACTATTTCTGTAGTTTTTGGAAACTGCTTGTCAAAGAACAAGTCTCGATCTAGGTTCTTATGCTTGTCATATAATGGCTTTACAAGTGGAATAAACTCCCATCCTCCTTTATAAATGTCTTGCGGATGTTCTAAGAATAAATCATCAATAGGAACACTGTTCCACTCATCCATTATAGATTGATATTGACGTTCAATTTCAAGCAAGTGCGGAAACTTGTTTTTATCCGGAAATGCTGGTAATAAATCAACATCAAGCACGTCTAATAGATTTGCATTGTGCTTAAATTTTAAGGTCATTTTTCTAATTTCTGTTCTAGCTCGTCTATATTATACGGTATCATTGACTTGCAGTCAACAAATTCATTGACCATAAAACAGTAGGTTATTACACCAAGTTGGTAATGGTTATTTAGGTCTTGGAGAACAATGCGATTAATATTTTCACTGTCGGGCAAAACAAACACATCGTTAGTTTGGAATACAGAGACCATATCGCAGAGTTTCATTGTAACTTGTGCAGCAGTCCATAGATCGCCTGCTAGTGCTGAATCAGGAACGGAACTATCGTCAGCACGAACGTCCGACACACTATAGCCACTATCGCGTAGTAGCTGTGTCAAACGTTCGCCTCTGCTGGTGTTATCGTGAATAACGTAAAACATTAACGCATACGTGCTAGATCAACACCTGCTTGGTCTTTAAAGTTCTTGCCTTGGCGGAACTTATTGAACTGCTGGAAAGGGTATGACTGCATATTGTAAAGATCACTCTCGTTGAAACGATAGCCGTATAAGCGGCAGAAATCCAGATAGTCCTCCAAATCATTGAAAATCTGGGTTACACGAGGGTTGTTATACTTCTTTTTGTTATTGGACATTGTGATGGCCTTTTTAAATTTTCAGTAATGTTACTGGTTGAGTTGTGTTATATTGAATAAATGCGCCGTTTTCATTATCTTCGCTAACTGAAATCCATACGGCGCGACCCGGATAACGATTAGCTATTTCAGCATATAAATCATCTGCAATCATTTCACAGGATTTATAGTCTAACTCTAACACACTTTGATCGTATAGTCTACTGATCCAACGCTTAAATTGGATAAACTCAATATCACGATCATTGTGGAATACTTCAATCCATACCTTAAAGTGAAAGATATGTCTATGTGGAACTGCTAAGAATGAAACATCATCCCATTCGCCTGTTGCTAGGTTTGGATTTTCGTCTGCACCTGGATAGCGATGAATACCTTCTTTTTGTAAGGTGACCCAAATCATTCTAGGTGCTCGATCCATAATGCGATTAGCAGTTTCTAGTTGTGCTTGTTTAATTTGTGCGTCCATTATACTGGCTTGTCTTCTTCGTATTTAGACCAATCTGTAAATGATTCTGTACTCATTAAGTCACGCACACGATGGCACCAGACGCCAGGATTAGATGCTTTAAAATCCATGTCATCTAATTTAAGTACAGCGTTATATCCAAGTTGGTCAATGTAAGGAAGTTTAGCAGAGATCATTGGAATAAAACGATGCTGCTCTACCATTTCAGTTTCTAAGACATCCTCTACATACTGAATGTCAAAATCTAGTGTACACCAGTATTCTTCTCGCAGGAAATCCATAATAACTGCCTCCCAGGCATGGAGTTTCTTTGCATTAAAACTCATATTAGCACCAAAATAAATGTGCTGAATATCTGGGTGCGCATCTAGTTGGTGTTGTATACCCTCCAAATCTGGTTCGCCTACCACAAATAGTGTAGGCTTACCATACATAATAGTTTGTTCTACCTCAGTACCAGTAAAGTACTGCCCTTTAAATCCGTTGTGTGCTGATTTAGTATCCATCGCCCCAGTCTATACTATCGTTGCGGTTATTCCATGCTCGTTGCTGAGCTCTTCTAAGATCTAATGTAAGTGCGGTTTTCTTCTTACGCAGTTCATCTTGTTGTTGTGTATCTTTTGTTTCTGCTAGTTTTCTACTAACTGCTGTTAATTGTCGTTGTATTTCTGATACAGTAGGCATTTTATACGGATTCCTCGAGTTTGTCAAGTTTGCTTTCGTCCAATTCGTCGTTGCTTACAGGTGTAATATCCGCAACTTCAAACAATGCATTGAACTGACGAGCAGCACTCACTGCCTTCTTTCCACCCATGCCGCGTGCGCCCGGAACACCAGTCCAAAATCTTGAATAATGATCAAGAATAGCAAGTCTGTTGTCGTAGTCCGGTTCTGCGAATACAGCATTAATAATGTCTCGAGAAGTGATGCCGCCGTCGAGTGGATTTACAAGATTGGCAGGGATTCCGCCATTATCAAATACACGGTTTGCTTGTTGAACCGCGTTAATGTGGTGCCATACGTTGTGTCCCATCATTAGTGTATATGAAAATGAATCCCAGGAAGTTTTACCTTCTTTACCAATCTTATTTAACTCTCCTGGCGCATATTTACAAATGTCCTTGATCATTAAGTTAGCACTAATAGGGCTATCATCAAAAATGTCATGAATGCCATCGTTGATAACAGCATCACGGAACGACCGCGTATCTGCTGCGTAACCTTTGTTGTCAGCAGTTGGCTCCATTTTATATGTCCAGCGTCCATGATGTTCAGAAGTAGAATATGTATAAATTTGCCCATTGGCAGTAGCAAGGAATGGGCTGGCACTATCAAAACTAATCGTAAAACGAGGATTGTGGTACTTGCGCACAGCACGTTGAATGTCTGTAAGGATAACTGCCCATTCCATTTTGGATGTTCCTAAGAAGTGCATCCAATCGTGTTTGCCCTCTTCTAACAATCCATCGTGAATAATAGTAACAATACGCTTGAGTGCCAAGTGTGGATCAGCCATGTTAGCACCGCCCATTGCCCAACCGCGGAAAAACTTTTCGTGCTTTGACGGATCGTTATATTCCTTCATAATCTCATACCACGTGTCTGCATCGTCGTGATTAGAACCCTGTAATACATTCAAGAACTTAGCATCGTTAAACGAGTGTTCCATAAAGTATTCGTGGTTATTGCGTGTAACGTCAATTGCATCCTGTACGGTATGAATATTAGTTTTGGCAACAGAGTCTGGATTGTTAACAATCCAAGTTGGAATATCCAATGTCATTGAATAATCAGAAATTTTACATAGCCACTCAAGCACAGTTGATCTATACTTCTGTGCCCGAGCGTCCATATTTTTCCAATCCGCTTCCCATACGCCTTTAGCAATCTGGAATCCGCCCGAGTCGGCAAGTAATGTAGTATGCTTGCCTCGCTTACGAATCATATTTTCAGCAGGAACATCCTTATTTAAATCTAAATTAGCATGCCCTGCTGAATACAATCCCCACTGGTATTGGAATAATCCTTTATTAGGATTAAAGAAGTTGAGCATTTCCATTTCTGGAATGCCTTGCGGCATACGACTTTGCTCAACATATTCTTCATGTTGTTGCTTACCAATGTAGGTAGCGTAGAAGTTAGAGATAGCAGGCAAATAGATTGCGTAATCGTGTTGTGCTGCTGTCAGGTCTGAATTCATTACTTGCTCTGTGCTGGCAATAGATATGTATAAGTTGCAACACCAGAATTTACAGTAATTTCTGCAACACCTGCATCGCTGATCTTCATGGTCTTGTCACCAGTTAGATCCATGATACGAATAATTTGGCTTACTGGATATGCCCATTCGTGCTTAATAGTACCCGCAACATCTGTTTGGAATACAAAGTTACCGGCGTGTGTTGAATGATCACCAAAGTAGAACTTTAGGTTATTGTTCTCAACCTTAACCTTAAAGTTTGCTTCTTCGGAGTTGGCCTGTGCCATCATCTTCAAGCGTTGAATGGCTGCCATAGTAGGTTCAAATTCGATGTCCCACTTAGCACCCTTAAATGTTACTGCCTTAAGTTTGTCGTCAATGATTTCTTTAACCATAAAACGATAGTCGTTCTTAAAGTCGCCTGCTGCGTTTTCAAAATGTAGACCAACCGGAACAGTTTCGCCATTGCGATCCATTGTATTTAGATTAATTTTTGCGTTTTCTTTGTATTCTGCAAGATTAAGCAAAATCTTTAGTTTGCTCAAGTTAGGCATACCAAACGTACCCAAAAAGTCTGGGTTGGCCTTGGCAAACTTCCCTTGCACAATTACCGAACGATCGTCGGCAATACCGTCAATAGTTGTACTGGCATCTGTACCAGTAATTTTAATCAAGTCAATACATCCTAGGTCGTAGGTATGTTCAACAAGGTCTAATAGATAATCTTTCATAGATGTTCCTTTTTAAAGTTTATATTATAAGATATTTAGATCCAAATGTCAATAATATTTAGATACGATCTGCTTTTTGTGTAATAATTTTAGCCAGTGCCTGACCGCCGCGTATGCTAATAAGTTCGCCAGGTTTTTTAATTTCAATCCAGTTCAATCCCGATGGTGTTTCGACACTGTTAAGAAGTTCGAAGTCTAATCCACCCACAAAGTCCTTGATTAGCCGCCCAGGTGTATAACAATTAAACATGTTTTCTACATTGCGCACAGCACCCGGTATGTCGCAATTATTATAGGTAAAAAGCACAACACCACCGGGTTTAAGAAGTTCTTGAAACGCAACTAGATATTTTTTAATAATTTCAAATGGCTTGTAGTCAAAGAAATTAGATGCAACAATGAACCCAATTTGTTTGCGAGGCAGATCAGAAAAAATATGTTCGCTGTCGTCTGAAATAATCTTATAACGTATTCTTGATTGAAATTCTTTATTCCACAGTGTTTTAACTGGTTCTAATAAATTTAGGTTTTCGTCAGCCACATACAATGGATCACAGGCAATCATGGCATCAATATACTGCTTTTTGCCTGGACGTATATACAAACCTGCATGTTTCCATGAACTATACAAGTCAATACGGTCCTGAAAGTCTTTGGTGTTATCAACTGTTATAGAATTTTCTCTGTTGAGAATATATTCTGGACTATCATTGTGCATTTCTTCATAGATTTCGTAACTTTTTCTAAAATATTCTGCTTCTGAGTTGTTAATACATTTAGATACTTTTTGTTTATATTTGGATAATTCAGAATCTAATTCATTTAGGTTATTAATAATATTATTTTTAATATCATTGATGAGTTGACAGTCTTCGCTAATATCAAGAGAATCTAATTTACTAGTAAGTGTATTAAGATTATACAATGCAATCTTTTTAAAATCGTCAAGATTATACTCATTGATGCTTTGTTGATACGCGATTAAATTGCTCAGTTTCATTTTATTCAAATGCAAATAATGCTTCAAAAGTGCTGTTTGTGTCTGTGCTCGCTTTTAGATCCCAGTCAAGTACGCCTAACAAATTTTCAACCTTTTGGTCAATAACAGTGGCTTCCATAGTACTATCGTCAAATGATAATTCTTTAAACCATTCTGGCAAGCGACTTTCGTCAGTTGGGTATCCGACACTCGTAAATCCCAATGGGTTTGGTTTTAATTTACATACAATAGTTTTCATGCCGTCTGTAATAGCCATACTGTAGTTATCGCCGTGCATTGCTCGTAGATAATTCCAATTAATTGCTGCGCGAACATGCCCTGGCACAGTAACTTTACCTTGTTGTTTAATCTTATTGCCATACTTGGTTAAGTTGTTTACACGCTTTGGTGATCCTTTTTCCCACGCCGGGCGGTCACGAAACTCTTTCTTAAATAGTTTAATTTCTTGAACAATTTCGTCGCGGTCGGCACCCTTTAGTACTTTATTTAGAACATCTGACAAGAAATCCTGAACTACCTTTGGGGTATCTGAGCGTTTCAAATCTAACCCCATTGCCTTTACTTTGCCATCTTTGCCGTCTACGTCGAGCCGTTTACCTTCGAGATCATAAACCAATAACGCATACCGTTTTTTAGTAATAAACAATCCAGATTCGGCAACTACTTCGCGACCACACGCAAGTATTTGGCCATATTCATCTGGACAATGAAATGCTCGATAAGCAAATGGCGGAAAACTACCATTAACTTCATCGCCGATTGCATCGTATAATTGCACAGCAATGTCTTTGTTCCATTCCATTTCGCCATGTTTGACTTTTTCTTCCATTACAGGCCAAGCAGAGAAGTAACATGAATCTGTATCGCCGTATACAACACATTCGCCTACATGGTCATACTTACCTGTAAGTACTTGATTGATGAAGGCGTCCATATGTTGCGCGATAGCACGACCGGTTAGCGTAGTTGACTGTCCGATACGTTTGTCAAAGAAACGGCAACCTGGGTTAAGAATAGCACCGTATAAACTATTTAGGTTAATCTTCTTAACCAACTGTCGTTTATCCCAGAAAGCAATATCCTCTTTGGTTATTGCTTCTTTTTTCTTTGCTTGTAGTTCTTTACGTTCTGCGTACCACCGTTTTAACAATCCAGGAACAACACCTTCGCGTTCATAGGTAAAGATTGTACCATTTGCGCTTAAACACAAATTACTATTAGAATTAAATACATGGTACCAAATATCTTTAGCACTATGTACAGTACTAGTACCATTTACCCAATCAACAGTGATTTCTGTATCCGCACGCTGCTCCATTACAGCAGTATACTCAATTGTACCAAACAAGCCTTCCCATGCAGCAGCAAACGAGGATTTGTTATCCATCTTTTCTTTGATAAGATGATCTGTCATTATAGGACGTAGTTGTCCTACAATAGTCTCGGGTGCCATGTTTAACGCACGAATAACTGACGGATATAGTGAGTTAATGTCTACCGATCCTACCCATTTATGAATGCCTTTTTTAGGAACTGCAACATAAGCACCTGCTGCCTGACTATCTTCAGTTGAATGGCTCTTACGATCAGGTACAACCATACCGCGTTCGTGTGCTTCGTTAATGATTGCTTGTTCTGTTACAGCAACCGCACCCATTGTTGTTTGTAGCAATACTGTATTTGCGTGAGCAAGTTCGTTTGCTAAGTCCAAGAAACGTAGTTTTTCATCAAGTCTGCCAAGAATCATTGTATCTTGTCTGTTATAGTCGATAAACTTGCGGAAGTCCTGATTATATAACTGATCAAGCGTACCTTCATATTGTACCTTACGTTCACCAAGTTCGTATTCGGCAATAGCATCCAGTGAATATGAGTGCATTTCGTGATATGTGTACTTGCGATACAGTTGCAGATAGTCCATATGTATACGACCGATTGTATCATATGTCTCTTGTTCTGCTCCAAAGCGTTCAAATGTGCGCTTGCGAGGTAATTGCCCCCATAAGCAAAAACGACGTGTGTCATCTTTGCTTAGAACACGTGTGATACGATTAACAGTGTAGGGAATATCAAATCCTTCTGAGTTCCACCCGCTTAAAATATCTGCGTCTTGGATAATGTCTAGAAATGCTAGTAGCATTTCGTGTTCGTTATCAAACAAAAATGTGTTATCAAACTCTTGTACTTGATGCTTTGCCTGCTCCATTGTAAGCGTTTTAGGCGGAATAGCAAGTGTGATACATTGCTCGAGCCAATCTAAATATACAGTGATTGCAGTAATAGCATTGAACGGATCTTCCGGCGGACTAAACCCTCGTTCTTGGTGGAAATCCACTTCGATGTCAAAAAATGCCGTTTGTAGTTTTGGCGAATCTTTACCTTTATAGTTGTTTTCTAAACAACGAAAGACTGGTTTAACGTCGCTTTCAAACAGTTCTTGGCCAGAGTGCATACGCACTTCTTTTTGAAATTCTTTATAATTACGTGTTGCAAATCTGCTTACAGGAGTATCAAAAATAGTTTTAAACTTACCCTTGCGATCCGGATAATAGAATACATATTCTGCGGGAAATTCATTGTAAACACGCTTTCCGTTAACACGCTCCACAACTAAAATTCGGTCGTGTTCGCGATCATGCAGTGCGTCAACATAACTCATATTTTTTGATGCTCCCAATATCCGTTGGTATATTTTTTGTATTTTAAATCTGTATTCCAATAAAATTTTACTAGAGATTGAGCATTATTTACAATTATTTTGGCAGGATTTGGCCAGTCAATTAACGCACTTGTTGATCTGCATTTAGATTTGCGGAATTGAATATTATCAACTAATACAATCGTGGCAGATTTATATTTGGTTAAGTCTAAGATAAATTCAATAGGGGTAGCCGATGTTTTAGGTGTTATACAAACAACATTTTTAATATATTCTGCCGGTGTATTTGTGTCTATATTATTCAATGCACTATAAAAATTTGTAGGTAAGGTTTTATCATCTAACAATAAGGTTGGATCGCTGTCATTAATTATTCCATCATAAACAATGGCATCGATACTCCACATGTCTGGAATGGTGATATAACTATCAAATAAAGTTATTGCATGATTCCAGAATCTCTTCATAGTAAAGAAATTTATAAACTGGCTCCCTACTTGTTCGGTTAATAATATATCAATGTGTTTAGGAACATCATTTTTAGATAAGTCTAAAAAGTTGCCGGTTAGTAGCGTATATCTATCTTGGTAACCTAAATAATTTAAAACATTTGAAGTAATATCTCGCCGAGCGTCTCTTATATCAATCCCATAATAATGTTTAGCCCCGTGCTCTAAACAATATGCAGCAAGGAGCCCAACACCATATCCTACTTCAAAAATAATTTTATCTTTAACATGTGCTTTTAAAATTTCGTTATACCAACGATTTCTTGTTGGATCATTAATAAAAGATAAGCAAATATTAACATCGTCAGATCTAAACATTACCAGGTTTTACCAACAGTTTCCAGAATAGTTTCAAGCAGTTCATAATCGTGCTTTTCGTCTGTGAACTTGCTCTTATAAGCGGTACGTACAGCCTTCTTGAGTACGCTGGGTTTGATCTGCATTTCTTCTGCAATAGCCTTAATAGTGTCTGAAAGACCGCCTTGAAGAGTCTCAATTTCGGTCATTACAGCAATACCTTCGTTAAAAAGGTGATTCAATTTTGCCTTTTGTTCGGCATTAAAAACTACATCACTCATGTGTGTCTCCTATATTAAAGTGTAATTATAACAGACGTTTGGGTATTTGTCAATAAAAAAGCGTGTATAAAACACGCTTCTATTTAATAATAATTCACATAGTACTACATTAAACCTATATCTGCGGTGTATGGTCGTTCTACTTCTAGGCTTTCTGGTTCTGGTAATTTTCCAAATCTGTGCTGTACCGGTTTAAATCCCTTAATTGATTTTGCTACACGTGCTTCTAGATCGTTTAAACTATTTTGCAATCTTTCAATTTGATTTTTATATTCGTTTTCTGCTCGAGTCATTGCATTGATTTTTTTCTCATAAGCATTTTCTTTAGCATTAAGTGTTTGAATATGTTTGTCTTGTAAATCGTTTTCTTTTTCTAATTTTTCAATGTTTTGGTCTGTTTGACGTTCTTTGGCTTCTAGGTCTTTGATTTCTTCTTCGGTGCTATTAAGTTCAACTTCGATCTTTTCAATTTCCGCGTCTTCTTCCTCTTCTTTATCCTGAGTCATTTTAACAAATGCTTCTAGGTCGGAATCCGCATAGGTGTATCGGGCTCGTGCTTGTTTGAGTGCTAGTGCTGCTTTTGGATCAGCAATAGTAACATCCTGATATTCGCCGGCCTTTTTGGACTGTTCTTCTTTGTCTTTGCTTGCTTCAAATAGTTCGTAAAAATTCATTATTCTTCACCTAGTATATTGCCAAACTTACGTGGTTTTTCTTTTTTACTGCGCAGTTCGCGATCTGGCTGCGCAGCACTTTGTTGTTCTACTTCTTTAACAAAGTCTCTATAACTTTTACTTAGCGATTTTACTAGATCTTGTGGTGCTTCTCGGCCACCAACATAATCTTCGGTGGCAAGACCAGCAAGTTTGCGTAATTCTTCGCTTTCGTTCTTTTTAGGATAGAAACGAGAACGTGCCATTGTTTGGTCGCCTACACGTGCTTGTGCGTGTTGGCTGGTCATTTGACCCGACTTGTCGTAGGTTGTTTGTGTGCTTATCGGACCACGATCTGTGTAATCAGTGTATGATCCTGTTTCTAAATCTCGAGTTTGGTGATACCCGTCAACAGTCGGTGTTGAACGTCCAGCAGGATCATGTGCATAAAACTCGTCGCCAAATTTTTCTCCCGCTGCTTCGTCCATTTCGTGATCTTCAATACCGTTCTCAACATTGCTAACGATGTCTTCGTAGTTGTCCATTGTTAATGTGCCGCCACCTGTGCCTAGCGCAATAAGTTTTTCAGCAACATCATGCAAGTCCATGTCTGACTTTGCTTCTTCTCTAGCATATTCAAACATGCGAATCATTAGTGGAACATCCATAGTTACTGTATCAACAGGGTTAGAATCTTCGCCAACTAATTGACCTTTAAATGGATGATCTTTTTTCTTATCAGGCATGTCTGTTGGACCAACTTGGCCAACACGCTTTTGTTCAGCACCTAATCCTTCCGCTAACGCAAGTTGACCAGGAGTTTTTAATGCTGATTGTGTACCACTAACAGCAGCAAACTTACTTAGAATACTGTGCATAGCAGGATCGCCAGCACTGTTACTGCTCTTGGCATTTGGATCTGTAGGTTTTGTTCCTACAGAGTTTAAGCGTGCTAGAATATCATTCATTTGTGGATCATTCATTTCTTACTCTTCTTTTTCTTTTTTGGTTTACTGTATACGCCCATGTTGCGACTAATCATGCCGCCTAGTGGTTGCGCTACTGCGGCAACAGCACCGGCACTGGTAGTTTCTACAATTACTTCGTTAATCTTCATGCTTGTACCTTAAACGTAAATCTATCATTTAGAGTGGAATCTAGCAGCACTCTAACTTCTTGTTCACAGTATCCTACTCGTGGGTTTTTAAAGCGGAATGTTGCTAGTTGCGGACCAACTGGTTCTAATTTAACATGATGTACTTCGTTAACATCGCTTTCGATTTGAAGAATTTCTGTTAAGTAAACAGGCTCTTCCCAGCGGAAAGTACGTTCAGCAAACATTTCGTCGTCAACATAGATGCGATAATCCGGCGGCAATCCTTGCCAGTCACAGTGCAAGTCTACATAGAGCTTTACGAATACTGTATCTTTCATACAGTATTTATCCTAAACTCTAACGTCCTCCGTAGCGTTTTGATATGTCGTGTGATTGCTTACGTAGTTGTTTTTTATAGCTTCTTTTTATCTTTTTTGATTTGTTGCGAATTTTTCTTAATTCTGATAATGACACTTTATTGTGTTCTGGACTATGCGTAACATAGTAGCGAGCGCGGTCGTTTATGTGGGCATTATGTAGCCCAGTAAAACGTTCAACACTCTCGAGCTCAATTTCTTCTAATAGATCTTCGCTCACGGCAGACTCCTTGGTCTTCTACTTGTTAAAAATATTTATACAAGTCAGTCTGAACGGTAATAGCTATACATTAACTGTATACAGGAATTGATTTTATTGATTTGAACAGTAAGCGATGCTGCGTTTGTTTTGTTATACTCGGCTTCAAAGTCACGCTTCATTTCGCGTAATGTGCGCATTGTTTGAGCAAGTTCGTACGGTGTAGGGTTATGTGGATCTGCCCATTCATCTGGCAGCATACAAGTAAAAGTTCTTTCAGTTGGAAATTTTATAATCTTACCCACTTTATTATTTAGTAAGTCTAGATTTTATTAACTCTGCATATTTTTGGTTAGAATGTATACCAGGATGTCGATGATCGGTACCGTTGTCTATTTGTAAACTAACAAACGAATCGTATAAATTAATCCAATATTTTTCGTTTATTCCGCCTGTGCCGGCATATTCGTTGTGCATTTGTTGATAGATTGCAAAGGATTCTGTATCATCACGAGTTTTTACTGAAATTAAGGTTTTAGTGTATTCAGTAAGTTCATTTGGAAATATATTTGTTATATCTTTTTCTCGAAAAAAATCGTAGTCCCAATGACACAAACCATTAATAAAAAATATGTTAATGTTTTTTGTCTTTGCTATTTGAATTAATGAATTTGTATATTTTAACAGATTTACAATTTCTCTATGATCGTGCGGAAGCATAACAAACGGTTGGCAAATTTTTTTTAAATATTCTTTTGTATACGTAATACCGTTAAGGTGATGGTCTCGGTATTTTGCAGATGGCGCAACATAACACCTAGAATCATACAATTCGGCTCCTAGATCAAACTCATAACGGATAAAACTAGTCCATTGTACAAATACAGTTGATATGTTCTTATGGCTTAACATATACCACGATGTATCTCTATAAATACTGGTATTACTTTTGCCGCCTTGCGATAAATTTACTAAATTGGTATTTGCAAATAATTTTGTGTGTACTAAGTTAACCCATAGATTCTGATCATTAATACCTAAATTAAAACCGGTTCCGTCTGAAAACGAACATCCACTAAAAACTGTAATAGACATAAGATATGTACTTATTATGTACTAGCAGTTAACCAATAATTTAACTCGCGGTTAAATTCTTAGGGCTTTGCTTCAATTCCTAATCTACCATGTGGTTTTAACGTTTTTGTTTCCCAGAGCACCTTGTGTGCAACTGTTTGTAGATGAATCCCAGGTGCCGCCAATTTCAGCACAACGGTTTTTCTTTACTTGATAAAACTTCATTACACTTGAATCAGGATCGTCCCAACGCTGTTCTGGTTCGCCTGGTCCTGGACCTGCTTGATCGCCTGGTATTATTCTGCCTGGAAGATCTGATAATGGTTCACCGTCTTTGTATAGCGGCATCCAGTTTGGATCTTGTGCTAGATCCACTGCTTGTGCGGTTTCGTCACTAACCGGTGGACTGGCCTTAGCTACTGATGGTGCTGCTAGTGCTGCTGCGGCACGCTTGAGAAAATCTCTGCGTGTAATGTCTGCTTCTGTGGTGAATTCTCTGGCTCTCATGATATAGTATTTAGTTTTGTTATGCTGTGCGTCTTGTTGGATGCACTCGCTCGTGGCTCTTTAGTTCAGACATCATTCTTACCTTAAAGTTTTCCAGGTTCTTGTCTGATGTGCTGGCCATGCGCTCTTTGATAAAATGTCCAGCGTCTTTAACCAGTGACTCATAGTAACTTCCGTCTTGTTCTCGTAGATAATCACCCACTGCGTCAACCATGTGATAAAAGTCCAGGTGTTCGCCAAGTCCCTTCCAGTCTTCATACCATGCATCCAGTTCTTCGGGTGTTAATTCTTCAACGGTATCAACGGCTTCTTGAATACCTCTGCGCAGTTCGTCGTTGTATTCTAGATAATTTATGCCATCTTCGTACATTTTATCGTCGTCCACATTGCCTTCTTCGTCTACATAACCTTCGTCTTGCAGCCATTTATACCAGTAATCGTCGTTTAATTCCCAATCAGCAATCAATTCCCATTTCCAGTTTTGTTCCAGCACAGTGCTGATTTGTGCCAGCACATTTTCAAACATATCGCCGTTAAAAACAACAAGATTTTTCAAAACATCTGGCGCAAGATTGTACAAGAACGCAATGCCCAGCCCTGGAAAACGCTTGTCCCAATCTTCAAGTGTCACAGGTTCGTCTTCGGGATCCATTAACTGGAAGCCAACGTTACGTCCATCATCACCGGCCCAGAACTGATATTTTTCGCCCGAATATTTGGGATTTTTGGGCAAGAAAATATAAATGTCGCCGGACTTATTGTACTGGTCAAAATAATTATGGCTGCGTGTGGCTGCGGTGCACCACTGTGTGCCACGTCCATAATAACACGCAGACGTTTGGTCTTTGGCTTTGATAACACGTACTGCTGGGCCATTGTATACTTCTTCAGCATCGCCCTTATCAGTTTGCTTTTCGGCACCCAGATAAAATTCATGAGCATTCATTACATCATTGTATGCCTGACTAAATCTACCTCGGTGGTTAATCTGTTTAATGTTTGATAGGTATTTAAGTGTATCTGATTTGTTGATTATGTTGCGCTGTTTTAGATCGTTGTACATGGTTAAAAATTCTGTACCGGTTGAAAATATGTCTTCCCAGCGAACAAAAATTCCATTAATATAGGCCATGACCAACCATTCTGTGTATGCTTTTTTGCTGGTAGGATCTGC